TTTTTTGTTATAGATCCAGATAATTGGGCAGACTGTGAAGATGAAGGAGAACTTATTGGAATAATTCATTCTCATGCCTATGGCTCTGCCTTACCATCTGAGGCAGACAAGGCATCATGTGAGCATCTTGGTTTACCTTTTTATATCTATAGTGTTGAGCAAAAAAACTGGATAGATTTTGAGCCATCTGGTTACACATCTGGTTTATATGGCCGCACTTGGATTTGGGGCAAGCATGACTGTTGGAGTTTAATAACAGATTATTTTCTAAACAAAAAACAAATAAATTTAAAATTTTGGGAAAGACCGAAAAGTATTAAAACTTTCTGCGAAAATCCATATTTTGAAAAAGTTTTAACTGGTTCTGGTTTTAAAGAAGTTTCCAAAGATAATATTATTAATGATGATGTTTTGTTAATGCAAGGACCTGATAAAAAATTAAATCATGTTGCCTTATATATTGGCGATCAAACAATATTGCATCACAACATAAGACAGTTGAGTTGTAGAGAATTATATGATTTAAGATATATAGAGGCCACAAAAAAGGTTTATAGATATGAAGCTTAAAAAAATAAAAGTTTATGGGAGATTAAGAAAGTTTCTTGGGCAGTCATATTATGAAGCGGCTGTTGCAAGTCCAAAACAGGCATTTCATTTTTTGATTGCAAATTTCCCAGAGGTTGAAAATCACATGATGAATCAGTTGTATAAAATAAAAATGGGTGGCATGGAAATTACAGAGGATTTATTAAATTTGCAAAGTGATGAAGATATACAGATAATTCCTATTGCAATAGGTGCTAAAGGAGCAATTGTAGGAGGTTTATTTTTAGGAGGTGGGGCTGCTGTAACTGCTACAGCTTTTGGAGCAACATTAGTTGGTGGCATAGCTGCAACTGCATTAACAACGATTGGAACAAATATGTTAATAAACGAAGCAACGCAACTTTTGATGCCACAACCTGACATTCCAACTGGTGTTATGGCTGATAGCTTTTCACAAAATGATCCTACATTTCAATCTTTTGGTTTTGGGTCGATTCAAAACGTATCTAGGGCTGGTGTTCCAATTCCAATAATATATGGAGAAGTTTTTACAGGTTCAGTTGTAATTAGTTCTGGTGTTGATACTGTTCAAGCGGAGGGAACAACATAATGCCTTTTTTAGCAAACTCAGGAATTATAAGTTCCGTTGCAAACTTACTTTTTGAGTTAGATCCAAATTTACCTAAAGATGCACTGCAATCAAAGCAATTTCAAACGCTGATTGAATTATTAGGATCAGGAGAGATAGAGGGGTTTCCAAGTGCTACAGGTAGCAAAGGCTCGACGGAATATAATATATCAGCATTAAAGGACGTATTTCTTAACGGCACTCAGGTTTTACAACAAGCGGCTGGCACAAGTCCAAATGATGAGGATTTTAACTTTCAAAATATTTCTTTTGAGCCTAGATTTGGCACTTCAGATCAAACAGCGATTGCTGGTATTACAGAAACAGAATCAGAAACTAGCGTAGGTGTAACAGTTACACAATCAACACCAGTTTCAAGGCAGATAACAGATACAAATATTGATGCTGTACGAGTTACTCTTGGTTTTCCTACACTGCAAAAATTTGAAGATAATGGCGATATAAATGGTGCTGAAGTTGCTCTAACAATTCAAACTATTGAAAATGATGGCACAACAACAACTGTAATAACTGACACTGTAAAAGGCAGAACAGCAAGTACATATTTTAAGGATTATAAAATTAATCTTCCATCTGGCACTAGCTTTCCTGTCACTATCAGAGTAAATAGAACGACAGCAGACAGTACAGAAACCACACTGCAAGATAGTTTTCAATGGTCATCTTTTACAGAAATAATTAACGAATCAAGAGCTTATGCAAATTTTGCTCATGTAGCTTTACGATTTGACGCTGAAACCTTCCCAAATCAGCCCAGACGCATGTTCCGCATCAGAGGAACTAAGATCAAGATTCCGCATAATGGGGTTGTAAGGGCTGATGGTTCTATTAGTTATAGTGGTACATTTAACGGAACTTTTAAAACAGATAAAGAATACTCAAATGACCCAGCTTGGGTTTTATATGATTTATTAACTACTTCAAAAGGTTTTGGGGATCATATTGCAGAATCCTCATTAGATGTTTTTAGTTTTTTCTCTGCCAGTCAATATGCAAGCGAACAAGTAGATGATGGAGCTGGTGGTACGGAGGCCAGATTTTCTTGCAATGTAGTTCTTAATTCTCAAAGGGCTGCATACGACACCATAAATAATCTTGCCTCTGTCATGAGGGCAATGCCTTTTTATTCAGCAGGGGCAGTAAATATTAGCTGTGATAAACCTACAGATCCAAGCTATATCTACAATTTAAGCAATGTTTCTGAAGCTGGTTTTTCTTATTCAAGTGCTAGTAAAGACACCAAATTTACTGTTGTTAATGTTTCTTATTTTGATATGGAAACAGCCGAAATAGATTATGAAACAACTGAAGATACAGCTTTGCAAACAAAATATGGCATAGTAACAAAAAACTTGAATGGATTTGCTTGTACATCAAGAGGCCAAGCTGCAAGACTTGGACGCTGGTTTTTATATACACAAAACAACGAAGCTGAGAC